TATTTCTGTACCTGCTGCTGTGGTTACAGTAAACAAAATATAGTAACATTCACTGCTTTCTACTTCGTGAGCCGCTGCTAAAGTTTTATTTTCGTCAATTCTACAAGCTGCTGAACCTGTCACTTGTGTTATTGCACCTAAACTAGCGTCTGTTAAAGTTCCCGCGTTGTTATAAATTCGTCTTAAATCTGCGTCAACGGTGTAAGCATTTCCGCCAGTTGTAGCAAAGCCCGTAACATTAAACGCTTTAATAGTATTACGTTCTTTCATAGTAATTGGTAACACAAAAGTTGCTGCGGTTTGTCCTGTTTCACAAGTTGCTACACCTGTGTCTTGTGCAATTACCCAGGTAGCAGTTGCTCCCTGATGTCCTAAAGCTGCGGGAATGTTCATAACTTGGTTTTCTTTAACGTAATAAATTCCATCTTTCATAACAAAAGCCTCTGTTACTGATAGTTGTTTAACTTCCAATGCAGGAATAACGTCTGCTGCCATTCTATTTTCGCTCCTTTTTCTTAGGTTTTTCAACAATAGGCAAAGGAATTTCAAACTCTTTTCTTAATCGTTCTGAAATATCTTTCTGTCTGTTAGCGGCAACTAGCCTATCATATTCAATTTTTCTATTTAGTTTAGACATTCTTAAGCCTCCGTGCAGACTGCAAACCAAACTTGTCGGTTTCCTGCGTCTTGCCAAGATGTAATATTTTTGACTATTGCTCCACCACCAGCAGCGGTTAAAGCTGCTGCAACTCCTGTCCCATCTGTAGGATAGGGACCGTGTATTGATACTGTGCCTGCTGCCATTCTTAAATACCTGTAATTGTGCAAATAGCGTCAGGGTTAGTGACTTGTATTTGTCCAACTTCAAATGCTCGAATAGTTTTTTTAATGCCTGGGTCGTCAATAGTAATTGTAGTTAATCCTACGACTTGTTTCCAAGTACAACTCTCTTTAGCTATTACAACTTGTGCACCGCCCTCTGTTACAGAGTTGCTGCTTAAGATTGTTAAACCTAAGATACGTCCAACTTTACCGTTTTTTGTAACGTCATCAGTATAAAACTGTCCTGCATTACGAACCTTTGCATTACCTAATAGTTCTGCAAAGTTTGTAGGATGTAACAATAAATAACCGTTGTTGTTTGGATTATAGTTGTCAATTTCAATAACAGCTTTCGCATTTAAGATGTCTTGTATTGGGTCTCTATCTGCAATAGTTATATTGTTCCAGGTTGCATTAGCTGCTACGCTATTACCTGCAAGTGCAAGAATCTGAGTGTAGATTTCTTCATCAACAGCGTTAGTAACTGCTCTGGAAATTCTTAAAAGTGTTCGTGCAATTACTGGAAGGTTGTCTGTTCGTTCATCTTCCCAGGAGATTACTCCTTCCATTCCAAACTTAATGTTCCTTCCTGATGTTTTAGTCCATCCAACTTCACCATAAGGGAAAGCTGCAAGTCTTGGAATACCCTTAACTGCGGAACCTGTACCGCCTTCTAAATCTGCTGCTGTTTCAATGTAATATGTTTCAGTCCAAGCATTACTAGATTGAATCATACATAGTTGTTTCATTACGTAATTTTGTAAAGCAAAGCCCTTGACAACTTTGTCAATGTTTTCTGCTCTTAAATCTGCCATTCCTGTTGAGTCTGCCATTATAAATTCACCCGTATTGCTGCAACCACACCATTGCCTGCTTCTTCTAATGTTTTACCTAATACTGAACCCTGTAATAAGTCATCAGCGTCTGCTGTCTGAACTGTGTTTTCAGTTGCAGAATTAGCTACCATTATACCAATAGCTTGAGTTCCCGAGTCGGTTAGAACGTCGAAAATTCCGTCTGTATATGCTGCAATAGTTAAAGCGCCATCACTAGCTACTTTTTCAGCTGCCGCAATTCCTACAAGAGGAGCGTTGTCATTTGTGTTCGCAATTACAGTCCGTGGGGATGTAAGTTCTAGTAGTGTGCCTTTCTCAATAGTCGCGCCATCAGCGCAAGTAAACCTAATAGGTCTGCCACCATTCATTAATTCAATTATTACTGCTTCATTTGCCATAGACAAAGGAAGTGCCTAAGAATATTTAAAGGTTTTCGTCCCAATTCCAACATTGACCGCAAATGTCTTGCTTTTCTCGTGGTGTTCCAACTAAGAATTTTCTTTCTTTACCGCATTTAATACAGTTCTTTTTTATGAAAGCCATTATTGATCCGGGAATATTTGGTTTTCAAAACCTGTTCCCGCCAATAATGCTTTTGCGCCATCAATAGATTTTTGTTCTTCAGTTTTTTCTTTTGGTGGAACGCTTCCCGCTTCACTTTTACCGCTCAAGATTGTCTCACTTAACAGCTGTTCTTTCCTGTCGTTCTCTGCTTTTGCTATGATGTTCTGTTCTTTCATCTCTGCTAATACTCTTTTACTCTCGTCTAACATTGACGGAGTTTCTTTAACTTTTTCTTCTTCTGTCATAATTGTTCACCTACCTTTTAGTTATTCTGTCTTTAACACAGATTAAAACTTCTGTGTTGTTTTTAATTACTTTTTCCATTCGGAACATAAACCAGGCGACTATTATGCCCATTGCTCCGGTTTGGATTAGTGGTTCGAAGTCTATCATCTCCGCACCCGTGTTGGGTCTGTGTTTAATCCTGGTGTGAAGTTAGGGTTTTCTTTAAACTCTAAACTTTCGTTTTGTTGTTTTCTTAGTTCCTTCTCCATCTGTCTCGTTTGACTTGCCATAATTAATATATCGTCTCTAGCTTTACTACTTCCTGCATGCCAGGTGTTAAACTTATCTAAGAAAGAGCTTTGTTCTGCTAGTTCAATTTCAACTTCTCTCGCCATATTAGAAAGATAAAACGCTTCTTCAAAATCTTCATTTCTTTTGGCTTCTGACAATGCAAATTTTATACTAGCTATATGGTCTGTATTATCATCTACTACTTGAGCAGACAAAAATACTCCCTGGCTTGCAATGTTATAAACTCCATAAATTCCTCCTGTTATAGCCAAAGCAACATAACCTAATCTCCTCTTGCCTACAATTTTCTTTAGTCCCATTTGTACTAGTTTTGCCGTTTTGGTAGTCCACGGAACAGATTTTACTCCTATCTTGGCAGCGAATGCTTTTGCATTGAATTTACCTGCTGCTGCTGAAGCCGCGTCATCAGAGAACATTTCAGCAGGTTTTTTTAACCATTTTACGCCAGCTTTAGCTATTGATTTTACACTTTGTTCAGTAGCTTTTCTTGTTACTAAACTTGTTGCACCACCTAATGCGCCACCAACTGCACCAACCCTTAATAAACCACTTAATCTTTCTAAAGGAGGTGTTCCAAATTCTAATGCTTCGGCAAGTTCTGTTTTTTGAATTATTGGTTCTTCAGTTATTGGGTCTTCAACTACTGTTTCACCCATAGTGCCTAAATTATTCTCTTCTTCTTCTAAAACAGGTGCTGCGTCTGGTGCTGCTTCTGTTTGTTCTTCTGGGAATTGTTGAACCGGACCTTGTACAGGTTTAACTACTTCTGGTTCTGGTGGTGGTCTGAATGTGACAGATTCGTTTTGTATATCTCCGAATCCTATAGGTTTACCCTGCGCTCTTAGTCGTTCTCTTGCGGCAACAAATTGACCCTGTTGTTGGGAATAACCGCCAACAGGTGCTCGGGGTGTGCCACGTGCCACAGGTGTTCTTTTAGGTTGAAAAGTTTTTGTAGGTTTGCCCTGTGTAGTTTTGTTTGCAGTTTGGGTTTTTCCTGTGTATGGATTATTGATTTCAATGTTTGTTCTTTTTTTAGTTGGCATTTTGTAACCCCGTGTTTGTGACAGAAGTGTCTTCTGGCGTACTTGCCTGAGTTGTCTCTGCTTTAGATTGGTCGTTTAAAATCTCGTTCTTAAGACTTGCCGGGAACTCTAAATCTATCTCTAAATTTAATTGTGCCAAGACTTGCTCTTCTATGTACAGTTGCTCTTCTTCGATTACTTGCTCGAAAGCTAAGTAAGCTATCTTTGCACTTGCTTCTGTAAATTCACTACTTCCGCCGACGATGATTTGAGGGACTCCGGTTGCCTGGAAGAAATATTGGTTAAGTTGTGTAATCCAAGGTAGTGGGTTCAACGTCGCATTAGACGGGACAGCCGCAAGTTCAGTCTCAACAGCGCCTTTCGGAATGTAAATGTTTTCGCCCTGGGTACTTGCCAGGTCTTGTTTAGCTTTAAATGTAGCAATTTCTGTCGGGTCATCAGTATCTAAGTGAAATATTCTAACGGGGAAAACGTTTCTGTGCATAGCTTTTTTATAATCTGCCATAGCTTCATTCCGCATTAAAATAATTTCTGATACTGCGTCAATTAAACTTTCTCCGTGAATTTCATCTGCAGTCCGGTTTCTGCATAAATGGAATATATCTTCAGGTTGGAATTTCTGAATAGTCTTTCCCTTAGGTTTGTCTGTCTGTTCGTATCTTAATAATAAACCCTTGCGATTAACTACAATTACCATATTTTCTGGGGAGAGTGGTTTTAAGTTTACAAGTTGACCCTTACTGTCTCGGATGATTTCTGCATAACTGTCTCCGCCAATCTTAGAAACTCTTGTCTGGTTCTCTAGAATTGTGTTAAATGTGTCCTTTCCATAACCTCTGATTGTGGAAAGTGCCATTTCAGTAATAGGATTGGAAATAAAGCCCTTGCCGATAGTCCAGGTAGCTAAAGCGTCAATACTAGCTTTTAGTTCAGGGATTTGTTTATAGTAACCTAGTTGTTGAGTCCAATTAGTGTTTTGGTAAGTGGTTTCTTTCTGGTCTGCTGCGCCATCGGTTGATGACGGATCAACGGAGTAGTCCGTTATAGTATTCTCTTTGTTTCCTATTGCAGCAGAATTTATGTCTGTGTCTGCCATTATTGGACTCCGTGTTTATCACACTCTGCTAGTAGGATTTCTACTTCTGCTAAGCCGATAGTTCCGGCTTGGATAGAGGTTTCATATTGTTCTTTAAGTCTCTCTAAATCTTTTCTGCTCCATAGTTGAGTTTCGTCAATTTTCTTTTTAACTTCAAGATTGTTTCCGTTCTTTTTATATTCATTTGTCATTTGTATTTCACCTAGTCTAATTTATAAGGAAGGTCTACTGTTATCCGTGTTTCACCTGCCGCTATTGGGTAACTTCCGTCCCCACTTGCTAAATTCGCAGGGTCTCCACCAACTGCCACTTGTGCGGAACCTCCCCCATCGTTTTTACTCCAACATTCTAAAGTATATCTTATAGATTCACCCTTCTTAATCAAAGTTTCTGGAATTGTCATCTGTAAACTGTGTAATAATGTTTGGTCTACTAACCAATGGATATTTTCTGATTGTACGCTTGTTATTTCTGTCTCTGTTGCCCCGTCCCATTTTCTTATTCTTATTATAAAATACCAATCTGGTCCGCCAGGTGTACCTTTCTTCATAAATGGATAAAATGAAGTGTAACATTCCCCCCTTAGAGTTCTTGGTAATTGAAAAGTAGAAGTGTCCCAGTCAATATCTAAAACTTTAACATAAGTTGCTGAGGATGTGTTTCCAACAGTTATATTATAAACTACTCTGGGGGTTGTTCCGCTTACGTCTGTTACTGATTTATAGTTCGTTGCGTTTCTGGTTTCTACTAGACTGTATTCTACACCTGCGTTGTCTAAAGTTGCAAAACAGTCATAAGCAATATATCCCGTAGCACTTGCTAAGTCTAAATAGTCATAGGAAGCTATGACACTTTTCCCTGGTGGGAATATGCTTGGAAAGTTTAGTCTTGTCATTGTTAAAATTTAGGTATCTCACCCTCTTTTCTAAAACCCCATTGTTTCACTAAGCCTAGTTGTTCTTCTTCTGCTCCGACGTCCATACCGCCGTGAAATACTCTTCCTAACAGTCTACCCCATTTCTCAACTCGATTGTTGGGGTCGATAATAATCTGGACTTCTTTCCCTAGGATTCTGGTTTCTAGCCATTGTTGAGCAGTTGTACCGCCGGGTTCGTCTAATTCCGGTGCTGCAGTATTGCCAAAACGTACCGGGAATGTGAAATCTCTCTCGCTCCATTTTACTCTAATCGTGTCCCCATCGTGAACGCCAACAACTTCAGCGCTGAAATCTTCCAGGATTTGTTTGTGTGGGCTATCAAAATAAAACTCTTGCATTTGCCTTTTGGTAAGTTCTGGGTATCTTTTGAAATCGTGCACCATCCTAAGCGTCGTTAATGAAGGTTTGTTGTTTTTTATCTCTTAAAAGACTGATGTTTCGCATTATCCCGTCTCGTAAGATGTTAATCATATTTTCAGCTTCTTCTCTGCTAGTGTAGCCGCTCATATCATAAGATATTGCATAAATTGCTACCATTGAAGAAACTAAGTCTGAGAAAATGCCCTTTACGTCGGCGTTAAGTCCTGTAGTAATTGCATCACTGTAATTGTTTCTTGCGATTACATTGCAAACACTTTCTGCTTGTAGAACGAAAGCGTCGTGCATAGCGTCTGTGACACTTGCCGAAACATTGGCACCCTCTTTAGCGATTATCTCTGCGCCAGTTGTCATAATGCTAGTTATTGCCATTTTTTCTACTAATAGATGTAAATATTTAAACTTTTTGTCTTTAAACACCAAGCAGCACGGATTAAGGCTTCCGTTACGTGGGTATAGGAGCCATAAATCCGTAAACCCTTTGCTGTGTTCTCTTTCTGGACACTCTTTAAACTTAAAATAGTTTCTGGATTGTTTTTAAAAGAAATTCTACCCTGTTCCATTAAAGTTAATAGATGGTTGTACAAATCTTCTTTAAGTAATTTCTTCTTTCTTCTTTCATCTCTATCTAATGCTCGACTTGAGTTATTAATAGATATCACTTTCCGTCGGGTTTGGCGGTGTTCTAGTAATGGGTCGAATACTCCAACACCCATACCACCATCGTCAATGTAAATATTACGGTATTTGAATTGGGTGTCCTTAGCTAAGATGAGTTTAACAGTGTCCGTCGTTCGGGTTTTTCGGGTAATCTCTAAATCAATCTCTTCTAATCGGTCCTTGTATTGCCCTAGGGAAAAGAGGACTGTCTCATCCTCGCCCATACCGGCAACGTCAACACCTAAAAAGGTGGTCGGGAAGTGTGGAGTGGTCTCTCTGGGTATCATAGTACATAAGTGGATGACTTCATCACTGAAGAAACGTCTTAGTTCGTCAACAAATTCACCTAAATACTCTTGGGCGTACTGCGCCGCCGTCATTCTTTTCTTTTCTTGGTCTAGGAATCTCTGGTTCTTCCGGGGACAATCTTCACTTGAGACGTGGAAACCGTGGAAATCTTCATCCTGGAAGCAACGATAGAAATATCCTCTCTTACCGAACGGGGTACTTAGGAGAATTATATCGCCCTTCGTTACAGCAAGCATAGGAGTTACGGCTGTCCATACTTCTTCGGGAATAAATGCGGCTTCATCGGCAATTAGTAAGTCTATTGTGTAACCACGGATACCATAACCACTTAACCCGGTTGGTAAACAATGAATTTGAGAGCCGTTCTTTAAATTGATTCGGTGTTTAGTGGGTCTGTCCTTGCCCATCTTGATTGTATTCTTGTGATGTTCGTACAGGTAGTTTAGTGTCTTGTCAAATAATAACATAGCTTGACGTTCTACAGCAGCAATAACTAGAATTGTTTTTTTAGGATGGTTGACAGCGTATTCACCGGCTTTAACTGACACGACAGTAGATTTTCCTACCTGACGACCAGAACGTAAAACTATGTTGCCATTGGTGTTAAGTACTTTCTTCTGCCATTCGTCTAATTCCATTTTTTAAGCGTACAGTATCATAAGTTATAGCTTACTGCGCAGTTTAGGGCTGCTCCCGGATTGGTAAAATAAAAAAAATAATAAAATAATAAAATTAAATAATTTTCTTCGGGTTCCTGTACACACACACCACCAAACAAACCCAAACTCGCACAGTCAACCATAACACAGAGCCTTAGGGTACAATCAATGGGCGACTGGAAGGAGCCCACTATAGCCCCCCCTGGAAAGGGGGGGTTGGGGGGGTTGAGCATAAGCATTTTGATAAGATGGGGGAATGAGTTAATAGATGGATGTAAACTTAACAGGTTGCTTTAGTGTGGGAGGTTAGAGCGTAGCCCTCCCACCCTGTTAAGTTTGCTTATACAGCTATTAACCGACTAGATAAGCCTGCCTTATCGTATGGAGTCACGCTTCCGAAGGAAATCCACCGACGGGGTGGATAGTGAGCATTACCCACTAAATGACCTTTTTTGTTACTTTCTTAATCAGGCTAGTATCATTAGATTGTTAGAAACATTGGTTAATCTGGTTAAGCAGGTTCAATGAACCTGGTATATGGATCAGATACTTAAATGTTACCATCCAATTAGACGAATTAGCTATGCTTAAGAAAGCGTTTGCATAAAAAAAAGCCACTTATGGCTTAATCGTTATATCTATTCAAATACACCCTATTGCTTTCTTTATCCATAAACTGCTGAGGTTTACAAGTCTTAAACCTCTTAGCCCATTCAACTGCATAACTAAAATCAACGTACCCATCCCCAAATCTTCTCCACATAAACTCAACATACACTGACCTAATCGATTCATCTAAATGTACAGCTGCTGCTTCAGCTATGTTAATTACACTTAATACTTGTTCATTTTTCATTTTATACACCTTCGGGTTTCTCTCTTTGAAGAAACTTCCACTTGTGATTAG